TCAGAGTTGTAACTGGGATAAATAACGAGCCGCCGCATGAAATTTCCACTGGGAGTTCCGTGTTTATTCCCGCCGTAAATATGAAAAGCAGTATTATTCCAATTCGCTAAATCTTCCTTACCCGTAGCGAAAGAACCCCAAGCGCCCATGTGATAAATCAGCCAACCGTTGCTATTGTAATCATAGGCAAAAAGATCGCCTGTAGTTTTTCCATTCACCCCGGCAGCACCACCACCACCACCCACACCCGTCTTGTCGAACCTCATCGACGCACGACTAGAACCCACATAAGAAGTAGGTTCAACGTGCAACGTCACACCCCACTCCTCAACCTGACCACCGAACCGGTACGTCCCCTCCCCAATGTCATCACCATCCTGATGCCCAGCGTTGAACACCAACAACTCGTCCGGGCGAGACTCCTGAAAACTCACCCACACCGCATCCCCCAGCGCCGGAGGAGGACCAACATACGGGAAAGGACCAGAATTCTTATGGCCCAACCGTGGAACATCAACACGAATCCCAAACGGATCAATCTCAGCAGTGACTACTTCCGTAACGACCGCCTGATAAAAGCCTGAACTCGCTGGCGCTCCTCGTGAGTATGCCTTAGTTCTGGTTACATATCCCATCAGGAGTAAACCTTTATTTCAGGATTCACAATAAAATCAACATCAATTTTCAACGCCCCCGCAGTCGAATACGTTGATGGTGGACCGGCAAGGAACGCCGGTAAATCTGACTTAGTTCCTGACGGTGCCGCCAAGATAATTGCCCATTCGTCAGTATCGATGATCCCGTCAACTATATAAGTCGTAATAGTTTCTTGGTTTTTGTATCTCACACGGTCACTCGGAGAAAGTGCTGAAACCAGCACAACATCTTTCACTCCCAACTCGTTATCTCTTTGCCATGCCATCACGGCGGCTTTAGTTACACTATCGAAAATACCTGTTTCCTCGGCTATGTACCCATTTTGTACCAGATAGGATTGCAACTGCCTAACGTCAGCCTGCGGGTTGTCCGGAGTACCCATACCCTCCTGAAGAACACGCGAACCCCACGGTGCAACACCCCTACCGACGGTAGTATCAGCAACAGTGTCCTCCGTTTCCTTCAACGTCCTACCTTGGACCGCCACGGGAGTCGGATCGGCTTCGGTCCATGTAACAGAAGTAATTAAATGTTTTCTTCCATCGCTAAAAGCCCCACAATTCGTGAACTCCACATTCATCCCCGGACGCAACTTCATCCCCTGCTCCCGCCCCACCTGCAAAGTAAATGCTGAACCCTTCCAATCGTCATCATTTTGAACTAAAGCAAAAGAATACGGAAACCACGGATCTGTTTCTGAAGCAAACATATCAACCACTATCGTCGGTTGACGTTCAATCAAAAATTCTTCACTGGTAAAATATAAAACACCGTAACTTTCAAAAACAATGTACTCAAGTTCGGCGGCGAGGCGCTGCAAAACATCCCACGTTGACTCATCAACGTTCTCCCCCTGTTGACGAATAATTCCGGGTCTTTCAGGAGAGTCTTGAATAAACATACCAAGACCATTACGTTCGGCTACCTGCTGAGCAAACTGCGCCGCTGATATGTTGGACCAATTCTGCTCACCCTTTTCGCGTCTCATTCTTTGAATCGGCAAAGAACGCATCGTTACCCTGCATTCATCCGTCCGGCCAGCAGTGCGCAACGCTTCAACTCCGGAAATCTCATACTCAAAGCCCTTGAAAACAACTGGACGACGGACCTGAAAATAATTGGCTTTCATCATCTTGAGATCAGGATCCAAAACAGTGAAACGCATTTGAGTCGTCATATCTAAGGTGAGGTCAACGCCCAATTCTAAAATTAAGTCCTGTATTTCCCTTTGAGCAGACTCCCTTAATACACCTATAGTTAGATCTTCTATCTGTTCCATATCAATTATCTATCCACTACTTGAAAGCAATTGCTCTTTACTCGGCCCGGGTGATAAAAGTTCAGCACCCACGGCAGCAATAGTATCCGAGGCCGACGCCTCCACCTTATCCCCGTCTGGACTGGGCACCGCATCAGGTGTAGTGGGTTCAGCGGTAATGGCCGTCAAACTAACCACATCAACATTGATCGAACTGCTCTCTTGGAAATTCAGATCCAACATTGCCCGAGTTATTTCACCATTAAGCGTTCGCTCTAATGAAGTAATAGTCATCGATGTTAACCGAACCAGATAACCTAAATGCACCCCGCCATGCACGAACGACAAATCCAAATCATCCTGCGCTATACTATTTAATATCGAAATCTGATCTTCAACGGAGTCCACACCGAAACTAGAACGATCAGCCAGAACAGCACTTAACGCTATTCTCCTGAGTTTAGGGGCGATAGATTTCAATATCGGTTTCAAACCGGGCCGCTGAATTTCTTGATAATCAAGAGCGGCTCCTTCGTAAGTTATTTCTTTAGGACCATACGGAAACTCAAAAGTTTTTAAATCAGTCAGATTGAGAGTTTTCACCAAACCCTCCGGCCTTTTGACGAGGCGACCAGTCACCTCATCCCGAGAGTAACCCCCGCCTACCATTTTGGCTTCACCGGAAGGTTGCTGTCTGATAAACACCCTGCCCACTCGGGATAGCCGAGCCAAGACCTCTGCCCCACTGGAGCCTGCTATTGCAAAACGAACGACGCTGCTCACCATGTTCTCCTCGGGCTACTGTTCGACGGCGGCGGCGGCAGCGTGGGGGCGACTGCATCAAGCACGGGAGTCCGAAAATTCCTTTGACCCGGATCCAATTGATAACCACCTTGTGACTCCGGCCCACCATTACTCGGCAAATTGTTGGGATCAAGCCCCAGCATACCCATCCGCCGCGCCGCCCTTTCCGCTTCATCCCCCAAAGTATGTAGATGCTCCGCAGCGTCTTGAGACTCCTTGCTCCAAAGCGAGACGTTCAACCTCTCCAACGCTCCTTCAGGATCACCCGACTCCATCGCCTGTCGGAGTATTTGGTCACGCTCCTCCTGCTCATACATCAATCCGCCATCCATAATCTGAGTCATCGCTTTACCGATCGGAGTCTCCGTGAACTCCTTCAATGCACTCTTAGACGTAAGATCAAAACTACTTCCAAACTCAGCCCCAAATGATGTGCCAGCAAAGTTGAACGCACTGTCATCAAACTGATAGCCCCTACTCCGCGCCGAGACGCTGAACCCTGCAACGACGTTCTGAGCGAACGTGTCCAACTCGCTACCTTCCAACCCCATTTGCAACCCGAGAGCCAGCGTAGAATCCAAAACACCCTGAGCCAGCGCCCTGTCGTCCGAACCCTTAGTCCAGTCGAACTCTCCCGTGGAGATCCGGTTCATAAATGCAGTGTTCGCAGCAGCAGACTGAGTCCTCGCCTGCATCAATCGCTCGTTCTCAGTACCTTGAGTAAATACGCTATTTTCAACCCGATTAGAAATAACGCCCGTCAAAGTAGATGCAAAATAATCCCTAGTGATTCCCCGGACTGAGCCGTCATCCCTCAGCCAACTTCCCCACCTTTCATTCATTCTGAAGAAGTATTGGGCGGCATCGGCGGCATTTCCCAAATTGAGACCCAACCGGTGAGCATTAGTTTCTACCTCCGCAAACGTTTCTCCCGTGGTCCCCATGATGGTGTCTATGGAGCCTGTCCACAATGCGATGCGTTCCTCAACATCCCCGGCAAAACCAGCCCTTCCTCCTTCTAGGCCCGCCACGAAATGGGAGTAAGACACGCCTTGCTGCTCAGCCGCCACCTTCATCGCTGCCGGATCAGCAAGAAAATCGTCATACGCTTTCAACTCATCTCTGATGCTTTGGATGCTTGTCGCTCCGAAGACACTGGCCCGATTCTGCTGAAGGCGATCCCATGCCGCTATCTCGCCCTTCTTTTCATAGTTCTTCTGATTTATACCGCCACGCCAGAAACCAACAGCCGCCCCGCCGATGCCCGCGGCGATGCCTCCGGCGGCAGCCATCACAGGAACCAGCATCATAGAAGCCCCCCCAGTTATAGGAGCCAATGTCAGGCCGATGTGTGCACCTGCGGTAGCGCCAATGGTTGCACCTATAGTGGCGGCACCAAGCCCAGTAGACAATGCGGATGCACCTGCCCCGCGCTGCTGCAACCCCGACTTCATCAACATCGCTCCACCCGTGACGCCTGCCGCTTGCACGCCCCACTTCGGGATCATCGCCAGCATCGCAGCAGGAGACGCTCCCGCAATACCCTGAAGAACCTGATTGTCGTCGTCTAACGACATGGCAAGCGACGCCAACAACGGTACCGCCAAACCCATCGCGCCACCGGATATATACCTATTTCCGAACCAACGACCACTGGCCTGTTTGCCGCCCGGATTCACCGGAGTCCAAGGATCGGTACCGTTCTGTTGCATGCCCAGTAAGCCAGCCATGCTGAGTTGTCGCTGCGCGTTTAGCGACCCGGTCGCCTGAGATCGCATATACCGGGGATTAAGTTTCTGTCCCAAAGTACTGGATATCGCATACTGGTCATTGAATCGATTCTGTCTCACACCTTGAGCAAACGCCCCAGTCATACCGCGACCCATGCCGGTCATCCCCAAGAATCCACCTGCAAGAACCGCCATAGAACCGAGCCCACCCAAACCATTTAGCACAGTTACAACAGTAGTCAACGCTGTGACCAAAGGCAGCAACGCGTTGACAATCGTCATAACATACGGTATAGCCCTAGAAAACGCATTGGAGAACTCTTCAGCGAAATCGCCCAACTTTGGAAAAACATCATCTTTGAGGAACCGGAAAAACTCCGACCATTTATCGATGCTCTCAAAGAACGGACCGGCAAATCTGGTGACCATCTCAATGAAGCCACCAATCATTCCCCCCATATCCTCTCCGAACCCTATGAATGCGGCAGCGTTCTGATCAATGAGATCACGCCAAAATTTGATTCGGTCTTTAGCAGTATTCCAAACTTCTCCGAAAACGTTCTTGACCATCTCCCAAGTAGTACCAGCAGCCCCCTCAAAGGCATGCATCTTGTCGCCCAACATTCCGAAGAACCGTGTAGCACCCGCTGTGAAATCCCTCCACCATTCCATAATGTCGTGGAACACTTGCTTCACCCGTGGGAGATCTTCAACAACAATCTTGACTATCCAGTCCAAGAACCGCTGCGTCTGATTGACCAAGCCGGGGACCATGTCCTCCAATCCGACCTTAGTTATAACCGAAGACATCTGACGCAGAGCGGTCCTGAACATTTTTTCTATCTCAATAAACGCGTCTTTAAGCGGGTCCAAGAATGGAGCACCTATCTCAGCAAAGATTTGATAAAAGCGTGTAACCATTCCCTTGACGACACCCATCAAGGTGTTTTCCAACTGGTTTCCCCGGGTTTTCAATTCCGCCGGAGTCAACTGTCCTGACAGCAGTGAGGAAATAAGATCAACGGTGGGTGTACCAGCAGCCTTTTGTGCTACCCCCGTATAGATGCTTCCCTGTGCTCCCAGAGTTTCGCTGAAAGACTGAGAAGATCCTTGAGTCACACTCTGGCCCAGAGTCTTCGCCATGGCCAGATAAGCCCTTGGATCTCCGTTGGCGAGCCGTGCCAAGGCGGGCATAATCTGACCCATTTGCCCCTGCGTAGCGGCATTCCTTCCCAATGTATTCATTACCGCAGCGTTATTGGTTATGCCCATCATCTGCACTGACGGCGATGTCATCGCTTGTCTCATTGGAGCAACAGTTTGAACCATGTTGTTGCCAAAATGTGGAGTCATAACCATCTGGGCAAATTCTTGATTGGCCGCAGCCAACACACTGACAAGTGTGATCATACTGGCGGTCAATCCAGCGACGCTAGCCGTCATAAAACTAACCGTAGAACTCCACGCATTCATGATGAAACGGCCAGTTGCTAAAGATGCTTTCATCAACAACAAAGTCGCAGTGACCGCAGCAAGTTCGATACCGAACCCCTTCAGGTTCATCCTGAGGAGTTTCCTACCGAAATCACCGAGACGGGCGCCAACCCTACCTATTGCCCTACCAAGAGCGAAATCCAGCGTGTCCCGCTGGGTCATCAACAGTTTGTTTGTTTGACCTGCAATTTTTTGGAAAGCCTGAAGGCTAAGAGCACCACTAGCCAATGCCGTCTGAAGATCAGTCGAATCCCCTTGGATACTTACTCGGACTGTCTCATTCTTCATAAGATAAACCTTTTAGTAACTTGTTATTTTATCTCTTTCGACGCGCCGCTTCTGCCTCTTTCTTGTGACGGTCACGATCGTCAGCAATAACTCTAGCACAAGCCATTCTTATGGCCCAGTCCTCTGCACTACAATCCATAAGTTGTAAAGGATCAGTTCCCCAAACTTCTCCTAAACGAGCAGCACCTTGGATTATAAAATGATCAGAATACTCATCTACGATAGACTCGTAGGGTTTACCGCTTCCTCTACATCCTCCCCGTATCCAGCCATGTCCATGATTTTCAAAGCCGTGGCTTCCAAATGCGGGTCAATACCAAAGAAGTTCCGAATCCCATCAGGGATGGGACGAGTGTCGCCGGTCATCTCCAAGATCTCATCAGAAGCGAAAGTGTACGGCTGACCGTTCGGAGCCATAACCTCTTTCTCGTTAATCAAGAATCCACGACAACATGTACCAACGACATAACAAGCGAAACGAATACTGTCGAATCCATCCTTGCTGGTTTCCCCCGAATTGCGACGCCACGCCTTCAACTGGTTTTGCGTAATATTCGGAGAATATTTAACAACTACCCCTTCACGCTCCGGAACTGGGATTTCAATTATGGGTCTTTCGACCTTCTTGGAAATCTCCATCCGCAACTGATCCAGAATCGATGACTTATCGGTCGCCGCGCCTAGCGGATCCAACTTTGCATCAATGAGAACTTCTTCAACCGAACCATCGTTAAAGGAATCGGCCACACCATAAGTGATCTTTTTATCTACCATAGGTTTAATAGTACACCCCTCCTAGGGGCGGGTCAAGTTTTAGGATAATTAAATTATGTAGGACGTTTAGTCTCAGGTTCCCGGAGCAGACAGAGCCACGATCGGTCCAACGGAGAACGTCAGGCTGTACGACGCCGGAGCGCCAGAAGAAGCATCGCTGTCCGGTTCCGTCAATCCCACCAACAAAGCATTGTTGTACTGCCGCATATTGCTCAGGTCCGCAAGGTCACAGTTCAATTCACTGAACGTAATGGTATAAAAAATATTACCAACATGATGACGAATCGTGGCCAGAAACGCCGAGTCGCGATCCTTGTCATAATGACGAGTCAAAGTAATATCACCGACATCCGCCGTGGCACACAGAACCTCAGGGAACCTCTGCCCGCCGTCGTAAACCTTTTCGACAGCAGCCGTGATCTCGCCACCAGTAGCCTGCGCAAAATACGCAGTGCCATCAGCATTATCCCCCGGGGAAAAAACCGGAAGGGCAGTTTCATCCGAAGGATCAATCGAAGCCACGATTTGTCTCTGTGATACTTTAGCCATGTTCTACTCCCTATTAAAGAACGCCAGCAGTCATGTTGGACTTAGTGATGTTAACTGTGATCTTATCACCAACCGCTGATACACGAACTGCAACATCAGCAGTAACCAGACCAGTAGCAAGATTGGATGTTGGGTTATTGGTGGAATTCACTACAATCGAATAACCATTATCGATTTTTGCACCAGCAATGTCGTAACCCTCATACACGCCGCCCGCTATACGAATCGGATCAATAACCGCCAACAACGAAGACTCAATGGATGCGAACAACGAACCACGACCGTCAATCGTCTGGAACACATGCTTTTCAAGCGACTTCTCACACTTGTTGACAATATGGTTCATCGTGTCCCGATGAGTAATAAAGCGCCAGTTGTTCTCATCGCTGGAAGCAGACCGTGCCCCGTAAACCCTGACCCTGCCATTAATCAATCGCAAAGCATTGATCCGGGCATTGTCCAACTCATCACCAGTCGCCTTATCCATCGTCACCGTAGAGGGCATGGAGAGAGCCGTTACAAACTTAGACTGAGAAATAACACCTGCGCCAACTCGCCACGGACCCTTCGCTGCCTTCACAGCACGAGCACGGGCACCCGCCACATACGCAGTCGGATCAGTTGAAATGGTTAGCCCGGCATTGGCCGGATCTGGAATCTTCACCCACGGATAGTAGAAGCCCGCATAATGAGCGTCAGTATCCGTATAGATCGCTGGTGAGGCACCACTAATCGCCGTCTTCGCTCCAGTGTCCGTCGCACCAGAAGCAAACGCACAAAGCGCAATCCGATCATTGGCTTTAGCGTGATCGATCAGAGCGTGCCAATAAGCCGACGCTGTGGCAATACCGGGTATCGCAACTGCACCGGGGCCAAGATCCTTACCGGCCTTGGCGAGAGCCTCAATATAATTGTCAGCCGCAGTTCCATCGGCAACAAGCGTTCCGTTTGCACCACTGGTCAAAGCGGTTATGGCGGTTGCCACGGGGATCAGCGTCATGCTGGTTTCCTTGGCAGCGGTCACAAGGTGCGGCACTCCGAGATTGACAGCGTTTACCATGGAATCAAGTGTGGTCACATCGGCGGTTTCCAACATGAGAACATCGTCAAGGTATACCCTGACCCGGATACCACTGACGTTACCGGCAACGATCTGAATATCCAGATTCGCAGCCCAAGCGCCAACATCAGCAGCGGTGAACGTCGCAACGGTAGAACCGTTGGTGTCCACAAAAGCCTTTGAACCTGCTACGGCGTCATCAGCGACAGTACGCTGAATGTACAGGCGACTTCCGCCTTCTTCAAAGAAGGTCTGGGCATAAGAAGAAAGGTTCCCAGACACATAACTTCCGAAATACTTTTTGTATTCCGTCAAGTTCCTTACTAACTTCGGTTCTGCCGCAGCCCCCCGTTCAGTGGTTCCGACCAGAAACGCCTGACCCGAAACGACTTCACCGGAGGGAACCGGACCAGACCGTACATCTGTTGTGACTACAATTCCCGGCATCCCTCAGCCTCCAATAGACTCTTATGGAACGAACTACTCTGGAAATCTTACATGCCATCTGCGTCGTTTCGCTGCATGTATGAGTTGGCCATATGAATATAGCAGACGCAACCTGTCCCTAGGCTGAAGGTATAACCTTTTGCGAAGCAGATGAATAAGCGCCAGTACCATCTGCATTCAAAGCGGCAACTCTGAACTGGTAAGAGGTTCCATTAGCCAAAGAGGGCACAACATAATAAGGAGTTGTGGACGTAGTGTCTGCAATAACGGTTACCCAAGTTGTACCAGAATCAGTCGAACCTTGAATGACGTATCCACTAATAATATTTAGCCCACCACCGTCATAAGTCGAAGCACGCCATGTCAAAGAAACCTGAGCGTTCCCTCCCGAAACCTGAAGGAAAGTTGGGGCGTTAGGAACCTTTTCCATCAAAGACTCATTGACAACACTCGTAAGCATTGTCCCCGAATTGGCCCGAACAACCGTTTCATACAGATTCAATTCGTAGGACAGGTACGACGCAGCCAGAAACCTCTCGCCTTTGAGAGTTGTCAGATCAGAAAAGTCTTCTGTGATACTCCCCTCATCAATCTTGCACTCGGCATTTACTCCAACAGGATTTATAGGTGAGGTTCCCGACAAACGTAACGCTGGTCCGTCCAATAATGATTCCCGAACCACTGTTGTCATATGGTCCCGCGCTAGCGTGACAACATCCGGACCGACGGCACGCACCCACGCATAAGTTCGCATCCCGTAAGTCACATCATAAATTGGATCATGATTAGCCGTGTAATCAACTCGTTCCATATTACGAGTACTCTCAACGAGCGTGATAATCGTTGGCCAGTTCTCCAGAACAAACGGTTCGTAAGTCAAATACTTGACCGGATTCGGCAAAATCGAATCATCAACCAGCAACGTGTTGCGATAATTCATTAGTCGTGTCGGTATGTCCGCCGCAAGATAATCGCTCACATACTTCTTGGCCGCTGCCGGACCTTCCATCTGGGCGACCATGACCTACCTATCCCGTCCAAAGTGAAGTTGACCTTTCAACCTCTTATACGCCCTAGTACCGGGCCTACCATAAACAATGTAGTCTACTATTCTTTCACCCAACTTCTCAGCAAACCGGTTGGGGGTAAACACAATCTTACGCTTCGGCATAAACTTAGTACCAGTTTGATGGAACTTCGCGTATTCGATATCAGTTCCAAATGATGCATCCTTATGGCCTATATGATTCCCACGACCACGAAGGGTCACCAGATCCCTATACAGGTCACCCGTTCTAACCATCGTCGGCAACGGTCCGTGGTGCGCAATCTTCCATGAGTGATACTCCGTATCCAACGCATTCCATTTATTCCCAGAAGCAGCACCCCCAGTAGCAAAGTTGGCTGCATTCCACTGCTGGAGTTCCCTACGCGCCCAACGATACGAGTGAGCAAAACTTTGAGAACGCCGCGTCATTCCGGCAAAAGATGCTTGTGTTTTTTTTATGCCCTTGACTTTATATGAAATACGAACAATCCGCGTCATGCTAGGCAACCCTGACGCGACGCCACCGTTTAACAGAGTTCATTTCTTCCTCAGTAAAACCAGTAGTTAAAGGTGCCACGTTCCTAGTCGTCAAATCCTTCATCCCGACCACATCATCGTGAAGGTTTTGAACCTCCCGAGACGCGGCTCTAAGAACAATCAATTTCAACGCCGTAGTATTATCTGCGGCAGCATCCAAACCAGCCGTATAATTAATCACAATTATATCATTATCTTGAACTGAAAACATATCTACGCCATATCTTCGCACCACAAAATCACTACCAACCGTTTGCGTCGTGGCAGAGGAATCACTCTGGCCCTGTACGGTCAGACTGGCCACAGAGACAACAGGTGACCTGCGTGTATACAAAACAAATGGCGGCTTCGTTACATCTGCAACAGCCGTACCTGTTCTGTCAAGATTGTAATCGTAGAAAAAACTGTATTGGGACGAACCGCTATAATTCGCTGGAGCAACGTGTGATTCGGAAAAGGACGCGGCTGTCACCGGTCGCCCGATGTAATGCTCCAGATCGGCCTCAAGGCCGTCCACAATCATTTGGGCCGCCTCTTCCTGAGTATTGGAAAAGGTAATATCCATATACTTCTTAAGGTCAGAAGTAGTAACTAGTGCCACGATTACCCCCTATCGGCGGCTCCCGCGTAAGCGTTCTCCAATACGAGCCAGCCCCCGCCCCGCTGCACGAGCGGCACGATCGACTATCCCCGGGCGACGCCTACGGCGCGTACCACCTTCTCGATCATCGGATTCGTCAGGAACCGGCATACGGGGGATCTCCTTGAGGCGATTAAACAATAGAAGTGTAGCGCATTGTTTCTATGTTCTGGCTCTAGTAGTATCCTTTTCAATGCACAGTTCATCGATCGGTCGCAACAGACTCATACTCACGCTCCATGAAAAGGGATACAGCCTTGCTCAACTTGCACAACGGTTTGACCTATCTAAATCTCGCATCTCTCAAATAGTAAACAACAGAATGGGTAATCATGAACACTGATAACGAATTCGATCGATTGATCAGTCGGATGTCACAAGGAGATTCTCCGAACACCCAGCGTTCTGCCGGTGCGAGCAAATTCTTGAGTCTCATGTCAGCAATAGCCGTCATCAGTTTTTTCGGTGGCTTAGTCATCATGGTCCTCAACACCGTTATCAACGACGCATACTCAAACCTTAACTATTTTGAACCCGGCATCGGCTACTGGAACGCTACGAGGCTGTTCTTCTTGAGTTGGGTCTTTTTCGCAATCTTCTCCGGACTCAAAGGAATGCAAAAAAAATCATAGTCCGAGGTTGTCAATCGCTTTCACCACCTGTATCGTTTTTCTCACACGGTAACTAACTACTAACGGAGGATTACTCGTGGATACCAATGAAGAGCAGGAAGTCCTGCGTCGCATCATGTCTTCCACCCAGAACACGGAAGACACCGACGCCAAAGCAGCGCTCCGCAAGATTCGGCAGCGTCGCAAGATGACTGCCACCTATAAGGCACACAAGGCTCTTGAGGCTTTGCACGCCGAACAGTACGAGCGACTGTTCACGCAGGCTTACACCGAACTTGGTTCAGATGAACGGTACGTCGAAATCGTCTGACCAACAAATTGTAACGGCTGGGGCGGCTATGACATAGCCCCAACTGCGTCCCCGTCCCAGCCGGGCGGGCGTCTGGAGAGGGTTGTTCTGAGAGGTTCAACCCTCTCTTTTCGCGTCCCGCCACATTCAACATTCATGGTGTAGGGTCTGTGAATGATAGGTCGATCCAACACTTCCATAATGTCTGGCGTGGAATTCGTCGCGCTAGATTTTGGTCCATGCATAGTGTGCGGACACCCCACCGGAGACTGCTCACCAGAAGACCACAACATCGTTTTTGAAGACTTAAATGACGAAAACATGTTTCTAGTAGAGGAGGACATTATTCAAAGACGATGGATTACCCCTAACCATTTGGGGAAGGTACTAGTAGTACCAGCAGGGAAACGAATCAGCAGGTCAGAAGCAGAAAAATTGGGTTTGATTTAACCCTTTTAGTATTCCTCACTAGTGTCATACTGTGAGTCACCATTCATACACTTCACAGTAGGCTAAAGGTCGATATGCCATTATCACAAGAATTCCTAACACCCTACTCTTCAAAAGCCCCCCCTTGGGGTTTTAACGGACTAGGCTACATAGTTTACAAGCGTACTTATGCTCGTATCACCGAAGATAACCAGACGGAAGAATGGTGGCAGACCTGCCAGCGAGTCGTAGACGGTGCAAACGCCATCGGCGCAGAACTCACCAAAGACGAATCCGAACGCCTGTTCGACTACATGTTCAACCTTAAGGGTCTACCCGGCGGGCGCATGCTCTGGCAATTAGGAACACTCAACAATTTCAGGCTCGGTGGAGACAGTTTGTGTAACTGCTGGTTCGTGGACATCAAAAAGCCCGAAGATTTTGCATGGATGTTTGAGCGTCTCATGCTGGGTGGTGGTGTTGGTTTCTCCATCCTCCACCCACAACGCCTCGGAATCGTTCGACAGGGCGTCGTAAGCAACCACAACGTACCAGACGCCGACTTCATCGCTCCCGACAAGCGGGAAGGCTGGTCAGAGTGTCTTTTACGAGCGATGAAAACTTACCTCGGTAGCAAAGATGATCCGACGGAACTGTCTTACTCCACGGAAATGATCAGACCTGCGGGTGCCCCCATCAAAACCTTCGGGGGAACAGCGTCAGGACCGGGAATTCTGGTAGAGGGAATCACAAAAATCTGCGCGCTTCTAGACGGAGCGGTGGGTCGTCACCTCAAGGCCACCGAAGTTCTAGACATCAGCAACATTATTGGTTCTGTAGTCGTTGCCGGAAACGTCCGACGAAGTGCTGAAATCGCTCTCGGAGATCCATACGACACCGACTACCTCAACGCCAAGCGGTGGGATCTTGGAAACATCCCACCCCACAGAGCCATGTCGAACAATAGTGTTGTCACATCCGACACCGCCGCCCTCCCCGACGCCTTTTGGGATGGATACCGTGGCAACGGCGAACCATACGGTCTGTTCAATTTGGAAGCCGCACGGAAACTTGGACGTAGTCACGAAGTTCGCCCAGATAATACAATCGAAGGAACCAATCCCTGCGCTGAAATTGGCTTGGCCAACCGCGAATCATGCAACCTCGCAGACATCTTCCTCCCGAACATCGAATCACAAGACGAACTCATCGACCTTGCCAAACTCCTATACAAGATCCAAAAAGCAGTTGCGGCCCTCCCGTATCTAGACCGTGAATCAGACGAAATCACAAGCAAGAATATGCGCCTCGGTCTCGGGGTTTCCGGCATTGCACAGGCAAAAGAGAAACTAGATTGGCTATCACCAACTTATGAAATGTTGCGTGACTTCGATCTATACTGGTCCGCCTACAAGGAATGGCCCCCATCCGTTCGGCTGACAACAGTCAAGCCAAGCGGAACCCTCAGCCTTCTCGCTGGGGTAACCCCCGGCATTCACCCCGGATACAGTCGCTACCACATTCGTCGTGTCCGCATGGGTGCCAACGACCCGCTTCTCTCCTACTGCGAATCCCGTGGCTACACAGTTGAGTGGGTAGAAAACGATGACCGCACTAAAGTCGTGGAGTTCCCTTGCGAATTCCCAGAAGATACTGTCATCGCTACTGACATGACGGCGATACAACAACTTCAACTACAGGGCAGACTCCAACACGATTGGGCCGACAACGCCGTATCCGTCACCGTCTACCTCCAACCGGAAGAACTCACTGAAGTTCGTCAATACTTGAAAGAAAACTGGCATTCCATGAAATCCGTTTCATTCTTGCTGCACAGCGAACACGGATTCCAACAGGCACCACTAGAAGAAATCTCTCACGAGACTTACCTAGCCATGAAAAAAGTGGTCAAATCGGAAAAAGTTCTCGTCGGCATTGGAACTAGTGAACTATTGGATGACGATTGTGCCACTGGAGCCTGTCCAATCAGATAACATCTGTTCATGGCAGACGATCCCATCCTTCTCTTGCAATTGGATCACGTTACTATCTCATTGGAAGCAGCCATAGATCAAGGTGTCTGGACAGAAATAGACGAAGGCATCTGTGAACACTGTTACTTCGTAGGCGTCGTCTTTGAAGCCAACGACGAACTCATGGCGACCTTGGCCAAAATCGAAAACCCCGCAACGGTTTGCAAAGGGTGCTTGATCCATAGAACACTTTGGAAGTCGTACTTGGATATCTATCCCTGAACAACCTTGTTCACAGTCATCTCTATAGAACGTAGAAGCCCCCCGGATTGCTCCGGGGGGCTTTTACTTAATCGGTCAAGTCAGTGACTGACCTACTCGCTACCTAAGGCTTAGGAAGGAGCGGCGTCGAAGGTGACTTTGACGAACGACTCGGGCCGCTTCACCGCAAGGGCGAGACGCTGCTCCGCAAGAACGACAATAGCGTTCCTTACGAAGAAGTCCGAATGCTGTTCGCTGACACGAATCGTGGCTTCCTCACGGTCGTACAACTGAGCACCCTGACCGAACGAACCGATGAGAGCAGTGCCCTCAGTGATCGCCGGGGTGTCCACGACAGGAATCCGCCACATACGGGCTTCTGCACCCTGCACGATGGAGACAGCCATCAAGTACTGGCCATTAGAATCCTTGACCAGTTCGATGTCTTCCCAATCGTTGGGATGAAGAATAATGCCCGAAGGCTCGTAGTAAGCGAGGAACGACAGAGTCGCCGCACGCCGAACTGCGTCAGCCTTAGTGTCCTTGACGGGCAAGGTTGCACCAGCAGACCATGAGTATGTCTGAATACCAGAGGTGTTCAGAATACCCGTAAGGTCTTCACTTGTGCCAGCACCCGATAGGATCTGGTAGTCCTCATGCAGCCGAAGGCCGTAGAGGAGTTCGTTGTCGATGATTGACCGCAACTGCGGCTCATCGGCAAGAACGTTGCGGTGGGCAGCCTCCCAGTGAGCGATGGTCCGCACTGGCGCCTGAACACCGGTGAATGCCATCGTCGTCTGCGGCTTCGCACCGAAAGCAGACGAAACACGCTCAGGAACAACGCTTGCGTTGTTCGTGAACCCGCTCATACGGAAGTACTCAATGACAGCAGCATTAGTACGCCGAACCGGGAAAAGATCCCGAACTCGGGTCCGACGATGCTGCTGTGTGATAATGGGATCACGCTGAACGGTGCCGAATGAACTCGGTGTGCCACTAGGCAGGGCCGAGTACATATCCTTGACGTTGTAATCACCTTCGTAAAGGTTCTTAACGCCATACGGGCTATCCATTGTGCCGGAACCACGACTCATCATCGATTGGAACTCATCCGACTCAATAAATGCCTCACCAAGGCTCTTCACGCCAGTGGGAACGGTGACCTGAGCCAACACACCCGCCTGATCAGCGTTAGCAACCGCAGCAAGAGACTCAACCGGAGCCTCTTTACCCCAGTCAGAAACCCTCTGCATGTCTTCCATGGAATCGATCAGAGACTTAATCTCTTTGATCTCACCCATGTTTGTATCGAAAGACGCCTTACGTTCTGAATCGATGATGATTGTACCATCTTCGGAACGGAAAGAATCCGCGATATTGTTATTGGCTGCCATCTTCTCACGCAAAGCGCCCTGAAGTTCTGTCAGCCGACTCTCGTCAAATGCCATAGTCGTAACTCCTGTTCGACATAGTTGAATGGTTTTGATGTCGTGTCGGCTTAGGTAAGCACCATTACCG